GATGAAGGGTAATACTTTACGAGTGTACTCCTCACGATTTAGCAGGTTCTTCAGTATCGTCAGTGGAACCCTCTCCGCCATAAGTAAACTCCATTCGTGCAGCAGCATCAAGATACTGCATTAGTTCATCAGTAAAGTATTTTTCTGGTTCAGCATAAATTGTTTTGGCATATGCTGTGGTGCCATTGATTTCATATCGAGATCCCACCTTCTTGACAATACCATGCTTTTCAGCAAGATCAAGAAGACCATAATAACGGTCAAGTCCACGCTCATCATAAAATAGACGAACTTCAACCTGACGATTTTCTCTAGTTAGACGCGATTTATTTGTCTTTGCCTTGATAATGTTTCCAACGACTTCTGTTCCATCCTTTTCTTTTGCCTTGCTGAGATAAATGATGGTAGAAGCAGCATACTTAAGACCACTACCACCACCCATTTCTTTTGTAGGAACGTAAGAGCCAATAACATCGTAGGTATGGTTAGTAACGATAAGTGGAATATTTGCTTGTCCCAGTTTTAGAGTTAACATTCTAAATGCACCTTTAACAAGTTGTGATTTTGTCATATCACGAACTTGTTTATCATTAAGTACATCAGTAATTTCTTTCTCTGTGGAAAGCATTCCTAGTGAATCTAACACAAACATACAAGGTTTGCGCTGATCTACAGGTTTCTTTAAGTATATATCTACTGCCTTAAGTGCTTTGTTACGAAAGTCTTCAACTGTTACAACATTACTAACAACTAAACGATCTGTAGGAACCCCACGACTTTCTAAAAGTGACTTAGTAATTGCTGCTTCAGTATCAAAGTAAAGAACGTATCCATCAGGATTACTATCCAGAAAGTTTTTAACTACAGCCAAACTGAAGAAAGTTTTACCTGTTGATGTTTCTCCTGCAATTGCTGTAATCTTATTTCCTGAGACGCCACCAAAGATAGACCCACTAACCAAGGCATTAAAAATATAAGAACCTGTGTCAACGTAGGTTTCTGTTTCATCGATTTCAGATGCAACATTAGTGTATTCATCTTTAATTTCCTTTATAATTTCTTTTAGAAAATCCATCAGCAAACAATTCCGTATCTTACTCGTAAAACTTTTTTATAGGATAGTCCTTCATCCATCAATTCTTTTGTCAATTTTAATTTTTCATACAATGCAGTATCACCACCAAAGGCAAGTGACTTTACAATTGTAGTCAATTCTTCATCGTTAATTGGTAAATCCATAATGTAAGTATTTTTTTCATTATAACATCAGGAGAAGAAAGATGCAAGCGTAGCAGTCTTCTCAACAGACCACCCAATACTATCTAAAATAGCTCTCAGTGGTTCCAAAAATGCCTTATCAAACTGAGTATCATAGTCAACGTAAGGAAGCAAACCAAGTTCTACTGGAAAATCATTGATGAATGAAATTACATTTTCATGAATTGGATTTGGTTTCTTCAGAAGAATGAACTTGATCTTTTCTCCATTATTGATGACATTATACTTTTCGCCAAGTTTTTTATTTTTGATATGATGATTATAAAGAAGTGCTCCTCTTGCATGGATTGGACATCCCTTTGCATAGATTGACAAATTACTTTTATACTTATCAACATCAGAAACTGTTCGTGGAAAAGCAATCTCAGATGGAGGAAGTTTTTTGAACTGTGCTCTTGATTTTTCAATAAAATTAATTACATCATCTTCAGTTTCACTCATCATGATCTTAAGTGCATCCTTAATCATTGAACGACAAGGTGCTGGAGTTGAAGACTTGACTGCTTCGATACCCATGATTTTGAGTTTGGGTTCACTATATCGAACACCTTCGACATCCCATGCATTCAAAATATAACGCTTCTTAGCAGTCCAAATACCACGATCAGCAATTGTTTCTCGCTTCATGAACATCTTCTGTTCATAAGCATTTACATACTCTGCCAGTTCTTTGTAAGAACTTTCAATATACTTCTCAAATTCCATTTGACAGATCTTGTCAAGGAACGAAACAATGTCCTCAGTAGTTTTCTCTCTTCCTTTGTATACACGTTCAACCAGAGGACCCAGGTTGAGGTAAATACTATCAGTATCAGAAGCAACCACATAATCTACATTATTAGTTTTAAGAACATTGTTTATGTATGAATTCATCTTCGCTTCGATCCATCGTATACTGAGCTGACCCCCGAGAGTAATTGCTTCAGCATTGTCCAACTTATAATAACGAAAATAGTTATTGCCGATAGCACCATAGGCACTATTAAGTTGGATTTTTTTTGCCATCTGGATGTTGTTGCATCTTGCAATCTCCCGTTCCAGTGCCTTAGTTTTCTTCTTTTCATACTCTTTCTTTGCCTCCAACATTTTCTTTTTGAAGATTACACGTTCATTATAAATTCTCTCCATCAATACTGGAAGGAACCCACGTTTCTTGGTTGTAAACTGTGCTCCGTTAGGACATACAGTTACATCCTCAAGAGAACTAAGATCAACTTCTTTCTTTAGAAGTTTATCAACATTTACACCAGGAAATTTTTCGTCAAGAAGTGTTTCTGGGGAAATGTTGTATTGCATAATCAAGTGAGGATATAGACTATTCAAGTCAAAACTTACAACCCAATCATACACTCCTGGAGTTGGTTCTTTTACATATGCACCAGCATACTTTTCATTTTTATTTTCATCTTTTTTCGGTGGAATGACAATATTTTTTTTCTTTAGTTCATTGTAGATAATCATATCCCACATGCGAACCTGATAAAAAACATCGTTAAAGTTTACCTTTGCATCAAATGCCATAGTAACTGCTAGTTCAACAAGTTTCATCTTCTCCTCAAGTGCGTCAACCAACCGCACGTCTTGGATGTTGTACTCTACAAACTTCTGCCAATTCTTCGTATAAAACTCTTTGAAAGTATCAAACTCAGAGTGATCTAGTTTCTTCTTACCAAGTTCTACTTCACCAATATAATCAAGACGATAACTTTCTTGTGCTTTGTAAGTAAACTTCTTGTAAAGATCTAAGTAATCAAGAACAGTGATGCCACCAATATCATAGACAACATGCGGGCGATGGTTAACATTAATCTCTTCGTTTGTAACAAGACCCCATGGAGACAATCTTTTGACTGCTTTTTCTCCAAGAATTTTACCGATACGCTTTGCTACGTAAGGAATATCGTAGAGTGTACAGTTCCATCCAGTAATTACTTCTGGAGTATTTGTTTGCCAATAATCTAAAAATCGATTGAGAAGATCGTACTCATCTTTACATTCGACATATAAAACTTCAGGATCATTGTTGTTGAATGATCCCTGTCCAAATGTAATAATCCTTTTGTTAGAATAGTTTTGTAGAGTAATGCAAAGCATTTCCTCATCACAGTTAGCGACTGTTGGAAATCCTCGCTCTGATGCAACCTCAATATCAATCGTCACAAGTTTCATCTTCTTGAGATCAAACTCAATATGATCTTCAGGATATTTTTCTGAGATGTACTGATAAATGTAACGTGTGTTGCCGTAGATCTCAAATCCTTCTACATTGTCATGCGTCTTGATAAATTCACGACAATCCCTTACACTACCAGGTTGAATGGATTGTACGTAATTTCCTTCTAAAGTTTTATACTTTGTTTTCTTTTTGCTAGGAACAAACAGGGTTGGTTCAAACTTTTCTCTAGCAATAAAACTTTTACCATCCTCAAATCCGCGAACGAGAAACTCGTTCCCTACCATTTGAACGTTTGTATAATACCTCATTCAGCAGTCAACGATTGATACTTATTCAAATAATCTTTGTTAGCATCCACAATAGTCAAAATACTATCGGAATGGATCATCATCTCAGTTTGACTTGTAAAGTCACTCATCCATGGAATTAATCCTGTTTCAGCAACTACAAATGGTTGAATAAGTTTACAATCTGGTTCACCAAGTTCAGATGGCACTTCTTCAATTCTACTAATAAGAATAATATTAGTTTTCAATAATAAAACCTTAATCATGGTAAAGACAGCTTCTGTGTCTTCAATTCTACCACTGCCTTGCGTACCTTGTCAATGTACCCACTGTTACGTAATTCTTTAAATACGAGATTTTCAAATCCATATTCCCCATACTTATCAAGAGAAGAATTTCTTGCAGTATTCAATTTTTTTAAGACTGCACGAAGTCCAGTTTCATTATTACCTCGGATCAGAGTATCAATTTTATTTTTTATATTATTTGCTTTCTTCTCCAACTCAGCCTCATCAAGTTCACCCTCAAACTTTTGTGGTTGTTGGACCCATTTATTTTTTAATATACTAAAAACTCCCTGACTTTTTCTTCTAGTAACTCCTGGTTTTTCTAGATATGGTTCTACATCTGCACCATAAACTTTTACGTCATGCGTTAATGACCACAAAGTTTTTTTGTCTTTAAAGTAATCGTCCAACAATTCAGGATCACATTGTGGAAGATACTTTGGATCAACAACCAAATGAACATCAATGTCAGAATATGATGTATAGTTGTATCCAGCATTGCCACCAAGCATCAACACATCTTTGATTGCTTTGCTATCGAGTTCAACATACTCTGCAAAAGCATCAGCAAATCTAAGAAGGGCAGATCTGATATTTGCCTTCAGATCATACCCATCCCAGAATGTTGGATTTAGTTGATCTCTAAATTTCAGCGTCAGATTTTCATTTAATTTTCTTAAATCCGACGCTGAAATATGTCTTCTTATACGACTATACAAAACACTTCATTCGTTTTGAAGTATTTAGAGGTAATCTTTTCTCCTTTGTTCTTCAGGAATGACTTTATTAAAGTCAATGTAAATAACCCCATCAATGTGATTTACTCCAGTAATAACCAAATCAGTAGGCATTTGCCAAACACGATTAAATCGACGGAAAGCTAATCCGCGATGAATATATTCTGAAGTTTCAAAATCTTCTTTGTTACCCTCAATAAAAAGTTTACCTTGTTCAGTATAAACTTTTACTTCATTTCGTTTAAATCCCGCTACTGCCATCTCAAGACGATATCCTTCTTTAGTCTTGAGAATATTATGTGGGGGGTAATTTGTATTTGAAATTGATTCTAAATACGTCCTTGTTTCAGGCACGCTAAGTGTAATTGAATGTGAACCAAACATAGTGACCTCTTTGAGCGTCTAGTGTTGAATGTCCCTTGCGGCGACATTACTAATTATATAGGATCCAATAAAAAAGCGGGTCGTAAAAACCCGCTTGTTCTATTCGGTTATCACTGTTCAGTTCGTTTTTTACCAATATTATATTTGGTTTCCAACACCCATTCACCCTTTTCTTTATAAGCAATCACCTTAATTTGGTTAAGTGGTGCAATATCAGAAATAGTATCTGGTTTAATAACCTCAATTAAACCCCAATCAGCTAGGAGTTGAATAATTCTATTTCTTCTCTGAACATCATTGATGCTAAGATTTGCTTTCTTACCATCTAATGCAAAAAGTTCTTTGAAGTGAACAATATAATACTTACCTTGCTTATGCAAAATATGGCAAGATTGATATAGTTTCTTTTCCTTTCTTGATGCAACACCGATCCTGGTTAGTGTCTCACGAACCTTGAGAAAATCGTCAGGTTCTGCAAGAACAACTTCAACCATCTTATCGGGAGACCAATGGTATTCGGGCTCGACGACAACACTCATTTTATTCCTCCAGTATCAAGTTTCTTTCTAATGAACGTTAGTTGATCTTCTGTTAGAAGAGAAAGAGCTTGTCTGGCTTTTTCATTACTATAACCATAGTAAGATTTGACACATTCAAGGTTCTTCAATTCTTCTTTTTTGATCCACGGAGAAAATCTCCGTTTCGATCTCAAAGTATTTAGTAAAAAATCATACTGCAACTTCTTGTCTAGATGATGATTAATATTCATCTCATTAGAAAACATTACAGCGTCAACATGTCCAGACAAACAACGATTGACAATATATGGAAGATACTTATTTTCAATTGTAGGATCTTCATCAATCAAATTTATCTTTGAAGTGTTTATACTGTTCAACCAATCTTTTAGTTCAACCATTTTTTGCTGCTGCTTTTCTAAAGGATTGATTTTCAATAGGCTTAACCCAACGAAGATTATCTACATGATTATTCGCAGGATTATCATCAATATGATCTATATATGCACTACTCCTAACCCATGCTTTCCACTCTTCTGGTATTCTTTTTTGACCTACCATATCAGGAGTAATAACTTGATCCCAAGTTTCTTTCAATTCATCTGGAGGATATTCATCAATAGGTTTCCAGGTTTCCGCAACAATACGATGAGCATCTATAGATATTGCTGGAGAATGTTTTTTTCCCCGCGCTCTATGATCATAGTCTTCAAATAACCCAGTAGGAATTGAAAGAATATATGAATAACACCTAAGTCTTCTTCCTGCTTCTCTAAGTCTTGCAGACCATTTCAATTTAGGTTTTAAAAATTTACCTGTTTTAGTACTAAAAATATCTGCCTTTCGATTACAATAATATTCAGGAAGTTCTTTTAAATAACGAATAACTGGTCTAAAATCAGGGTTTAAATGAACAATCATCTTTCAATGTAGGATAATGTATGTGATTGAGATTTGAGTTGATGTATAATTATATCACATCCTATCTTAGGATGTGAACTTCCACATGTGTAGATATCACATGCTGCTTTACCTTCCTCTGGCCAAGTATGAATACTAATGTGACTTTCAGAAAGTAAAGAAACCACAGTTACTCCCTGTGGTTCAAATTTTTTTGAGATTGATTGGATAACTGTTGCACCACTACTTTCTGCAGCAATTTCTAAAAGATCCTGCAGAAATAATAAGTTGTCTAATAAATCAAATGGACAACCATAAAGATTAAGTAGATAGTGCTTTCCCATCAGAGTAGTTTAAAAGAAGAAGTTCCTTTCGATCCTTTTGATTTTTAGTATATTCGCCAGTTGATCGCATAGTATATGTATGTTCATACTCAACTGCAGACCATTTAGAGAACCTATCTTTTACTAATTGTGATGAATTATAACTAACCATCATATCAAGTGAACTATTATCGCAATCAATAGCAAACTGATCGTGATCAAATCCTTTGTGCATTGATCCTTTGTTCCCGTAGAGATTATCCTTAATGTCATAAGGGGGATCAAGATATACAAAAGCACCTTCTCCACTCCAGAAATCAATCACTTCTTTATATGAATAGTTAGTAATAGTCCAATTTTTAATTAGAGTAGAATACTCTAACAACTTTTCGATACCCCGCATAGAAAAATTATTTTCTGATGCTTGTGGGGAGAATGATGAGCTTTCTGTAAGCCCAGAAAAAGAACACTTATTAACAATATAGAAACTAATTGCACGCTGGAGATCATCAG